TAATATTTTCTGCTTCAATAGAGATTCTTTGATTAGCTGTAGGACTAGAAATATCAAATGCATTGGACTTTAAACTACCTTGTCTAAAGTGCAAGAAATATCCTGAGTTTGAGCTTCCTGATCCTCGGCCATCTTCTCTATATAAAAATGCTAAACTGTTTCCTGGTACTGGATTTTCTTCTGTTATTACATTAAAGTCAGTATCAATTCCAGTTGATACAATTTCAAACTGTGTTGAAGAACCATTAACTGATTTTGTAAATGTATATACAGGAACATCAGCACCTACAGATGTAAATCTATATTGCTGTGTAAGTACTCCGTTAATTGCTTTAGATATAGCTGGTTTACCAACAGTGCCATTTTGCGGAAGTGCAGAGTTTAATACACGTCTAAATTGTTCTGACCAATTAGCATTACTAGGATCATTCCAAATAACTGTTTGATCTGCTAAGTTAGTGCCGTTACTGTCAATTAAATTTTCTGTAGTACTTACTGTCTCAAATTTAAGTAGTCCGTTTGCCGCTTGATTACGCTTAGGGTTATATGATAGCATACGAGCTAAACGGAGAACTGATTCTCTACGCTCAGCTAGTTCTAAAAAGTTTTCTCTTGCGTTTAAGTCAACTCTGTAACTGATATTTTGTCCTAAGAACGCAATCATATCAATAAGAGCAAGGTACTCTGATGTATCTACATAGTCGTTAAAATCTTCTGGGTAATTCTGTCTTAGATAGGTAATCATCGCCCGTCTAAGTGTGTCAAAGTCGTAACTACGGAATTCCGCATTACGATAGCTTTGATATACTTTTTGCCAATCTTCTGCAAGTAGCAATCTATTTTGTCTGTCGGTTGATGACATAGGTTATCCTTCTTTATACTCTACTGTATTTATTGAAACCAATAATACTAGTGGTTAATTGTGTCACGATAATCCAACGCTTTTATCAAACTGTAACTTTAATTGTTCACTAATATTATAGTCTAAGTACATTAATGTACATTCTATTTGTAGTCCACTTTCGTACTCTGAAACTTGCACACTTGCGGCTCGAGTTCTTGGATCATAGTTTACAATATTTGTAACATTTGCTGTGATTGCGTCTTTTAGTTGTGCTGTTAACGGCTCATATAAGGCATCCCAAATAATACAACCAAATCTAGGATCAGATAACTTCTCTCCTTGACGAATATTAAGATGATTTAATAAGTTTTGTTTAATTAATGAAATATCAAACTGTTGAAAGGAATTATTTTCCGGATTAACAGTACTAAACCCTCTGTATGCTTTTTGTGCTACAGGCGGTTTCTTGTCTCTTTTAGGAGTAATTTTAATTGTTTTATATAAATCTGTTGCCATACTAATATTTACCTTATTTTATCCGCCGGCGAAAACTTCGTTAAAGCCTGTTGCTACACTTGTACATCCTGCAATAGCATCACCAATACGTCCACAGCCTTTGCCATTTATAAACACAGTAGTTGACCCTACTGCAATTGGTGCGGCATGACTTGGACACGGTACTGGTGGAAGTAAATGTGATGTATTATTATCACCTTGCCGTGATACTCCTGTTCCGTCTACAAAAACGTCACTGCTACACTGATCTCTTAGTGGAGTAGAACAGTGTGCTACATCAGAATCTACACTATTTCCTCTACAAACTGCGGGCACGTTCAATCTCCATTAGTTGTTGTAATTTTCCATTCCATTGTTCTATTTCTTGGTGCTGTTCTTCTGTATGAGGCTCTGGTGGTATCTCAGGCAAAAATTCAATCATATGGTCAAAGTCTAGAGGAATATCCTCAAAATTTGTGTATGTAAAAAGTTCATTGTTTTTCATTATTACAAATTTATGCATTATTGTACCTGTGATTTTCCTGCGCCTGTGTCAATAGGTGTAGTTGTTGTTAAACTTGCTAATGGCGTTAGTTCATTATTAATAATCTTTTGATAAAAACCTTTTCCTAGACCAATTCTGCTTGCTGTGTTTGATCCGCCAGCATCTGCGTATCCTACTGCTTTTTTAAACTCTGTACCTAAAGCATTAAAATCTGTACTTGTCCAAGTAACACTTTTGCTCTTTAAATATGCTACTGCAATTTTAGTAGCAACTGTAGGATCGTTTGCCATATCAGCATTATTGTAAATATCAACTCCGGCTTTGCCGCCGTATGTTCTATAATTGTCTGTTCCTGTAATTTGTATGAGGCCTCTACCTCTATATCTAAACCCGTCCCCAGATTCTGCAGAGCCGTTGCCCATTCTATTTCCGTATACTGAGTTTGCAATAGCAGGTGGACCACCTGCAACAAGTGTTTCAGCTTTACGTTTGCCTGCATCTCCACCAAATCTATTTGGCCATACACGCTGTAATGTAGATACTCTATAGTTCATGTTTTCTGATCTTGGTTCAAAGTTACATTCTTTTTGTACTTGGGCACACGCCATTGCTAGTGCATGTGCGTTTGATTTCCATGTAATTGGATCTAGTCCTAACCCTTTAATAAGTTCGCTTAAAAAGAAACGTTGCATATCATCAACTGGTACTGGGTCTGCTGGTTGTTTACCTGCTAGATTATCTGTATTTTTAGTTGGAATTTTGTCAGCATCAAACGTTTCTTTTACACGCTCACCTGTAACTGGATCTCGAATGAATGCCTCTTGTGCATTGTATATTCCTGAAGTTGTTGAATAGTCAGGTATATCACTGTCTTTATCAATCTGTGGTGATTGTGATCTGACCTCTGGTGATGGTGCTAGTATACTTGCAGTCGCACTAGGAGTATGTCCTTGTGGATTAATATTTTCGTGTGCGTCCCAAGGTTCATGTTTTGGAATACGTCTTGGTCTAGTAGCTGTTGCCGCAACACTTGCACGTAACGCATCCGAACTTACTGAAACTGTTAAATCTACTCCGGTAGAGCTAAGTGTTTTGTCTTCAGTGTCGCTTGTTACTGGGGCGGTAAATGTATCACTAATATTATCTGCACCCAACGCTTCTTGTGATGGACTATTCATATGAATTTGTGCCGCTGTTTCTTTATGGGTTCCTGTACTTTTAATTTGTGTATTTGCACCACTGGTAAATTTATTATCACCTGTCGTGCTTAGATTATATGCTCCAACAACAACTTGTCTATAGTTACCTGCTACTTTACTTCCGTACTCTCCATTAATTGCTATCTTGCCGTCTCCAGCTACTTGTAAACTATAATTTGTGCTGATAGTTGTTCTATGTGATCCTTTGATTTGAATGTCTTGATCACTACCTACTGCAACAGTATGGTTATCACCTGTCCATTCATTCTTATCTTTACCTACAAATGTAGTTTCATTTTTGTTTGTTTTAACATCTCTATCATTGTTAACCATTAACTTATAATTGCGTCCTGCTGTAAAGTTAATATCTTTACCTGACTCAATGTTTATATCTCTATCAGCTTTAATATTAAGATCTGTTTCTGTTCTTAGGTTAATGCTATCTTGTGCATATACATCTATCTTTCCATTTGATGTTAATTCAATCCATGCTGTGCCATTTGCATTACCAATATAAATTAAATCTTCTGTATTGTGCAATAGAATTTGGTGGCCAGTTCTTGAACGCAATCTAATATGTTCATTAAACGGTAATGTAGCATCTCCCTTGCTAGTATTTTCTGGTGTGTTTTCAATATCATAATATGTTGCTGGATTTTCTTTAGCAATGCCCATTCTAAGAATACTAGGATCGCCGTCATCCATAGTAAATGCTGAGCCTCCTAGCCTACTTCTAAACAGTCTAGCTTTAGCGTTTATATCACCATAATTTCCTTTAGGCCTACCGTCACGCTTGTCTAGTGGTCCAGGAGTATTCCAACCGTAAACAGTATTAGGAATATCACGTCTTGAACTTGTTGTTGTTGTTCCTCTAACAACATCTTCTTCAAGACCTTGTTTAGCTAAAATATTAGACATCATTGGATTAATAGGTCTTGGAAACTTGTCTGGATCATTTCCTACACGTCTATCTAATGGTCCACTTCCATTACCACTTACGCTTTTATTAAATTCTCCTACAGGTAAACTTTTGCCTTTTAAATTAGAAGCTATTCCGTCTTGTACAATATTTGTTACTTTGTCTGCTGGATATCCACCAGGCACCATGTTGTTCATATACTCGTCTTGAACACATCCTATCCAGTAACACTGATTTGGTGATCCTTCTGCAAATATAACAAGAACTTTAGTACCTGGATCAGGTGGTACTGCCCAAAATCCATAACTTTGTTGTGTGTTATAGTAATCATTATTTTTTCCGTTACTTTTAACATCCGTAACTCCATAAAATGGAGAACAGTAATTAGCTGTAAATAATTGTCCTTCTTCTAAATTGTCGCCAACGCTAACTGTATTGGTTAGTAGTTGGACTCGTAATGAGCCTTGTCGTTTAGGGTCTAAATGATTAACTACTTTTGCTAAAAAAGGTCCAGGCGGCATTTTTGCAAAGCCGACTCCAGACGATCGTTTATTAACTTGATTTGGTTCTAATTGATCCATTGTGTTCCTTTAAACAAAATCACTATCTTCCCATCCTAGGCGTTTTTCTTCGGCTGTAGCTTTACCAGTTCGGATACCACCATCCATTGGTGCGCCAACAATAGCCGTATCATCAGATGTTACTTGGCCATCTATGCCTGACCCTTGGGTTGGAAACAT